GTTGCACTTGGAATACGTCTTTGATGTATTTCTGTTTTAACTCTTTCAACAAATTGCATTGCAAGGTGACTTGGCATATTACCTACATCAATATAAAACACACGTCTTTCGGGTGCTCTCTGTGTTCTGTATATAATAATGGCATCTTCTAGTAATTCTTTTTGTTTAAACACTTTGAACACTGCTTCCAACAATGAATTTCCAAATGGAAAGTTGTTATCCAGTCCTTCTGACAAACTTAAATGTACCACGTGTTCGGAATCAACTGCAATCTCTTTCATGCCTGTTGAAAATCTTGATCCTGATGATGTTGCGTAGTCATGACCACTTGCACCAACGTATCCTCTTGCTCCACCTGTTAAGTATCCTGAACCACCACCAGTAACATTTCCTGTTGTTTGATATGGAGTTGTTGCAACCATGTTTTTAAAATTAAAATTTATGTCTTTAATAATGTATTGTTCAGGTGTTTTTCCTGTGCTTTCATTCACAATTATTTTTGTTACTTTTGCAGGGTCTACATGGAACCATTTTTTAGTTTCTGGATCTCTAACAAAGAATGCATCACCATACTTGAACACATTACGTAAAATTTTAAACATTCTTTTGTTGAAGTCATTCATTTTACACCATTGTTGTAGATATTGTTTTAAAATTTGTACTTCTGAATTTGTTGCTCTTTGTTTGAAATCCATTCTAAATACTGTGCTGTTGTTAGGATTCTGTTGACTGGTAAATTCTGCAAGTATATCCAAAGCCGCATTGACTTCAGAATCTAAATCCATTGTGTTGTATTGTCCGTATCTTTCAATCCTGTTCGGTGAACCTGTGTACACATCAGGTAGATATGATGAATAGTTTGTTCTTGCCGGTCCCGCTCTACCGGATACCGTTGAACCCATTGCTGATGCATTGCCTGTGACATCTGTACCAACTGGGACCTGTGTAAAATATCTTTTCCAACTCATTATTTTTCCTAAGTATTATAAACGTTCGAGTTTGATGTTTTTCTCGAAATGTTTTTGTTACTGTTTGCCACGTCTTCCATTACTAGTTTAATTTCTGCAAGTAGTGTACTTATTCCATCCAGTTTATCTTGATTGCTTCTTCCGGACGATGTAATTGCTCCACTCATGCTTGTATTCACTTCTCTAAATGCTCCTGCTAACTCTTCTAACTTTGTAGTATACAATGATAATTTGTCTTTGTCAAGATCATCTAGTGCTTCTGACATAGTTCTGGCATAAGTTTTCATTCCAGACACAGCGTTTGCCAAATTACCTGTGTTACCAACACCAGAAACCAATGCTAAAACTAAATTTTTGGTTCCATCAGCAACATCGGACAAGTTTTTGCCGTCTACATTGTTGAATGTTTGCAATCCTTTTCCAATTGCCGCAATACCTAAACCAGCACCAACACCTGATAAACCTAACAAAGCACCAATACCTAAACCAGCAAACGCACCGCCTTTTGCCACTGCCGGACCTGCCGAACCTAATGCTTTCATTCCGCCTATTGCCGCACCGCCTCCACCTAATGATGGAAGAAGTTTGCTCATAAATCCGCCAAGCAATTTAAATGTTCCTCCTAGTGCCATTGAAGCAATTTTAAGTGCTCCTAATGCCAGTGCCGCCGAACCTAATCCTCCTACAAATTTTACAAGTGCATCATCAGATGCCATCAGAGGAGCCATTATACTGTTTACAAGTTTTGCGAGACCACCTAAAGCAAAACCAAATGCTTGAAGGAATGGTAAAAGAACTGTGATCGCAAAGTTTTGAATATCTTTGAATGCATCTTTGAATCCTAATATCTGATTTGATGTTGCCTTGATTGCCTCTGCCTGTTGTCTCTCTACCGCAGATCTTTGTGCACCAAATTTTGTCAAGTTAAACAACTCAACATTTGCCGCAAGTGTTTGATTGCCAAGCACATCTAATAGTGCTCCTGTTCTTTGGAATCCACTACCCAAGTTTTGTGATATGCCTGCTGTCTGTCTGATGATTGCTTCAAATTGTTCCACAGAACCATTTCCAAAACTGACCTGTCTGGCAAAAGTGGCAATCTGAGGATTCAACCTTACTAAACTTTTTGCAAAGTCTGATATAGGTACACCGCCTGTTCCTATTAATTCTTTAAATGCATCTTGTGTTGCTTGAGGTAAACCTTGTAAACTTCCTAATATTTCTTGTACTCCCGGAACCATACTAGACTCAAGCGACTGTATAATACCTTTAATACGTTTTTCCATCATGTCTGCTTTAACGGCATCAGCAATTTGTTTTCTCTGTTTACCTGTGATGGATGAAAGTTGATCTAAATTCATTATGAAGTCTTGAGCACCAGCATTCAATTCTCTATTGGTCATAGTTTGTGCTCTACCTATTGACGTCTGTATTTCTAAATAATCTGTAAGAAGATCTGTTGTTTCTTCAAAAGTCATTCCTAGACCGTTGGCTGTGGATCTAAATTCTCCTTGAAGCAATCTACTGATGTCAGTGAAACGTTCTGTACCACCTCTTACACTTCCGCCCAACAGTGCAAGTGTGTCTGCACTTTTACCTAGTGCGTTTGAAAATGCGTCCAACGATAGTGATGCTCTCAGTGCCAATTCTCTTGTGGTGAATAATCCGTCACTGAACTGAATACCAACTTCTGATAGTTGTTTAAAATTGTCCACCTGTGTGTCTATCAATTTTGCAAGTTGTTCAACACTTTTCATCAAGATGAACATATACTTGTTTCCCGTGATGTCCGCCATAGTGGTCAAGGTTGATGCAAAACCTTCCACAGACATTGAACCACTCATCAATTGGCTGGAGAACATTTTGGTACCTGTCCACAAAGAGTACATGCCTCTTTCGTTTTTTCTCAACTCCATTTCCCATTCGGCTAATTGGTCAGTTACGTCTTCAATCTGTTTGGTATTTTCTTCTTTTGCTTTTTGTTCCTTTTTTTCTACAGGAGTTTTTGGTGCTGATGTTGATTTGCCTGTTAAGGCGTCGGCAAGGCGTTTCATTGTGGCTTCTGAGGCTGGCCCTAGTTGAGTCCGCCCATCCAATTCTTTCAGATATTTCAGTAGATCGTCTACTTCTGCCATAATTATATACGCACTTAATTAGTAGTAGTAAATACTACTATATTATTTGAATGCATTCCTTTGTGTGTGTATTTATAGGAGAAAAAATGACAGAACAAACAACAGGACAAAATACCAGTAATCCGTTACAGAAGTATTTTAGACAACCTAAATTACACGTTCGTTTACCGAGCGGTGGAAAATACTATCCACCAGGATCATTGGATTTACCTGAATCAGGCGAGGTGGCAATCTATCCACTCACAGCCAAAGATGAATTGCTTTTAAAAACACCAGACAGTTTAATGAACGGCACAGCCACAGCAGATGTGATTAAAAGTTGTGTGCCACAAATCAAACAGCCTTGGTACATGCCAAGTTTAGATGTTGATGCATTGATCATGGCAATAAGAATTGCCACATACGGTGAAAACATGACAATCACAGTCAAAGTGCCCAACACAGGAGATGAAAAAGATTTCACAATAGATTTAAATTCTGTAATAGCACCTTTGATGTCAGCCACGTATGCAGACACAATCAAATTGGAAAACATGACAATCACTCTGCGTCCATTGATGTATTCAGAGTTTACCAAAGATGCACTACGCAGTTTTGAAGAACAAAGAGTGTACAACTTGGTGAATGATGACACAGTGCCCAACGAAGAAAAAATGGAAAGATTCAGACAAGCATTCAACAGGCTTACTGACTTGACTGTGGAAACTGTGGCAAAAAGTATTGCAAAAATTGAATTGATGGATGGACAAGTTGTTAATGATCCAAAACATCTCTTGGAGTTCATGCAAAACACCAGCAAAGAATTTTACACAACAATTTTAGATCACATCACAGAACAGCGAGACAAGTTTGCTGTTAAACCATTCATTGCCAACACAACCAAAGACGAACAGGAGAAAGGTGCACCGGAAACATTTGAAGTTCCAATCACCTTTGACCAATCAAATTTTTTCGTATAAGGATACTCTCCATGTCCGAACTCGAGGTGAAAAAGGAAATCGCCAAGATGGAAGCGGACAAAAAACAATTCAGATTTGATCTAGTGCGTATATGCTGGTACATGAGAGGTGGAGTCACACTGAACGAAGCATACATGAGCACCTACGAAGAACGTGAAATGATTGGCAATTTGGTCAAAGAGAATTTGGAAACTGCCAAAAAAACTGGACAGCCTTTCTTTTAAATCCTGCCCATTGCTGTGATAAGTACATAATATAAAGTATGAAACAATATGCGTTCTTGACACCTACAAGCAAATATGCTATTTTAATCACACAGACAGTAAATTAAATAATTCTACATTTTATTATGATAGTGTATACTCAGATACAAGACCCGGGACCGCTCGAAGAAGGAGCCAGGTGGTTGCCTTGTTTGCAATCACATCACGTGGAACACACAGCCGCTAGAAAAGGTCCACTTTTAATCACACACATGGAAGCACTGAACAATTATCAACACAGCCTTGAACCATTCATGGAAGAAAACATCTACAGTGTGGGCAACAAGAGTTGGGACAGATTGAATGCCAAAGGTTTCAAACACATACATTGGTATGACACTGCCAAGGACGTGCCCATGGTGGCCAAAGACCTTGCGCCATTGACGTGGTTGTGTGGCGACAGCCACGCGAGAGATTTTTCAAATTATGACGGAGTGGATCAACTGCAAACCTATCACACAGAGTTGCACATTCCAAACTGCAACGATTTGGCAGAACAGAATCCTGCACATCTTTATGTGTATTCACCCAAGGTGTTGAATCATTTGCAAAGTATTAAAAAGTGGGAAGACACCATTCTACACTACACACCATCATGCGATCCAGATCATCACAAATGGAAACGTATGGAATCATTCAATCCTAGCACGCCTTAAATTGAGAGTGGATTAACTTCGTTAATCCAAATTAGGACTCGTCGTCCTAATTGAGTTCTTCAACATCGCTTACGAAGTAAGTTGTCGCATCATGCAGACAGTTGAGCCATACTTCACCCGTTGCCGGGAAAAGTACGGTGCCATCATGCGAGACGAGCCTACCATTGTGCAAAAGGAGATTTCTATGAACGGAAGCGGTGACCCGCCAACTCCCTACTCCAGACTTCATCAGTCACGGGCAACTGACACACCCTTTGCAAACAAAGTGTTCAGTTGTGATGTTGTATCTTTTTCACAGAGCATCATCTTTTGTGCCTTCAGTTAGCACTTGCCTTGCAACTCAGGATTCACCTAACGTCTTATCGACTGCATTTCCTGGATCTATGATCAACCGTGTTGCTATGTTATGCCTTGGGATTGTGTTTTTTCAATTCTTCTTTAAGGATTCGGGAACCACCAACTCTAACATTGATGATGCCATTGTAGTAATCATCGGATTCTAGTACTCGCCTTTCGAATTGTTCACGAGCTTCGAGGTAACTCATTGCGCCTCTGCCACTGCATATGTACAGTATTTGCCTTGTAAAGTTTTTTTCGCCTAGTTTTTCTACGTCTTCCAGCAAATGATCCGACGAACCCCAATATTCGCGCCAGTCAGATTCAACCTTGCTTCTACGTTTGTTTATCCTGCCCTTGAGAGGCGGACGTGTCTTCTTGAATTTCGCCAGTTTTTTGCCCACGTACATCTTACCGTTGGTTGTGTTTGTGATCAAATACACAAATCCTTCACAGTGTTCTGGCAATGTCTCTATGATTTTACCTTGATAAGTCCATGGCATACTGATAGTTACCAGTGATTGTGTTTGTCAGGTCAAAAATTGGCTTCCGCTAAAAAAATTTTTGCGTAGCATCGCTTCGCTCTAAAAAATTTTGGCGAGGCTTCGCCTTCTCTACTTCCCTTGAGCCGCCTTGAACTGCTCCATTATTTCTGCTCTTCTCTTGATTGCAAGTCTTCTGATGAGACTGAGAAACTTTCGTGCTTTTATTTTTGTTCTGTAGGATTTTTTCTTTTCAAACTGTTCGTTTGCTTTGTGATATTCCATGTATGCTTTGTATAATTGGTCGTGTGTATCATCCATGTGAATCCATAACGTCTACATCATTTGCATATGATGTGAATCCGTTCTCCTTGATAACTTTGAGTACTCTGTTCACTCTGCCCATCAATTCATCTCTGTGACTGATTAAGAATATGTTTTTTGATCGTTCTCTGCTCATCTTTTTAAGAATAGCCAAACTGCTCTCCACACCAGCACTGTCCATACCACTGTCAATCAATTCATCAATAAACAACAAGTTGATGTTCTGATACAAACTTTCCCAAACATCTCTGAATGCAAAAGATAATCCTAATATCAATCTGTTACGTTCACCTCGACTTAAATTATCAAAATCCAGTTCTTGACCTAGTTGTGTAATTTCTACACTCAAATCATTTCTAAATGTTACCAAATGAGGTAATCCTAATCTATCCAAATAGTTTGTCAACCTGTTGTTCAAGAATAACAAGTTTTGATCTATAATCTTTTTTCTAATAAACGAATCTTTGTTTGTTAACAGTTTGTGTAAGAATTCTTCATGTTCTTTTAATTTTTGCATATCATTGACCACAGTCCAATCAACTTCTTGTACTGCTTGATGTTTTAATTCATCTATTTGATCAAGATATGGATTAGTTTCTTCTTTTTTGTTTGAAACAGCAGTTTGCAATGTATCCAAGTGCTGTTTGTGTTCATATGCTTGTTGTATTGATTCATAAAACGTTTGTGGTTTGTGTTCTGGCTCTCCTAAACTTTCCAGTTCTTTGTCTATCACTGATATCTTTTCTGCTAGATCCATCACGTAACTGTTTGCATCACCAAACTGTTCTTCAAGATCTCTTTTCATTTTTTCAATTTTTTCATGTGGCAGTTCTTGTTCACAAGCATAACATTTTGCATCATCATGCAAACTGTCTAAATCATTGCCTAATTTTTTTACCTGTTTGTCTGCTTGTACGATAGATGCTTCATAGTTGCTTTTATCTTTTAGCAGTTGATTGATTGAGTCTGTGTGTTTTTGCCACAGTTCTAATTTTTTATGAGATTCAAGTTCTTTTTCAATATCTACATCAACAAGTTCTGTGATTGTGCGTTCTAGTTTGCGTATATCCTCTTTCTTCTGTGAGTCCCATGCACTAGACTTGTTGTGCAATGATTGTATTGTCTCCTGCACTTTTTCATTGGAAATCTTTATTCCTTCAATTCTTGCATTTTCCAAAGCAATATCTTCTTTAGATTTTTTAATTTTTTGTTTTAGCACATCTGCTTTTTCAGACAACAGGGTTATTCCCAGCAGTTGTTCAATAATTTTTTGTTGTTCTGTGTGATGTAAACTTAAAAATGGTTGTGTGTATGTGTTTAGTGCCACAATGTGTTTGAACATTTCAGGACTCATACCAATCATTTTGTTTAATTCTTCTTGTGTTTTTCTTGAATCTCCTTGACTGATATCTTCAAGTTCTTGTTCTTGATCGTTAACAAACCATTTCATCACTCCAGGCTTTCTGCCACGTTCTATTCTGTAGTCAATTCCATTCTGTTCAAATGTAAGTGTGACCAACATATTTTTACCATTGGTCTTGTTAACAAGATTATCACGTCTAATTTTTGTGAGTGCTTCGCCATACATTGCATAAGATAGGGCGTTGACCATGGTGGTTTTCCCTGTACCGTTTCGCGATCCAGCGTCATGTCCACCTTGGTCTAAATTCTCGCCCAATACAAGGGTCAAATGTTTTTGGTCGAAGTTTAATCCTTGAGTCTGATTACCCACACTCATGAAATTCTTTACAGTTAAATCTTTTAATCTCATCCTAAATCGTTGTAAATGTCCATTAATGTTTTTTTGTTGTAATTGTCTGATTCGATAGAATCTAATTCTTTTGCAACAATCTCATCTACACTTTCAAATTTTGTTAAATCTAAGTCGCTGTTTATTTCTTCATCTTTTTTACTTGGAATAAGTGTAATTTCTCTACAATCATATTCTTTCATAAACGTTTCTTTTATAAAACTTGCTTCTTCGTAAGAAATATCAATGTCAAGCGTAACTCTTAAATGTATTTTAGGTTGCATTATTTCTTTTGTTTTGTCTAACAGTTCGCTTAATTTTACATATTTGTATTTCGGGCAGTCATGCCAGTTTAAATATCTTGGTTCTTTGTCCCATTCTAAAATCATCATGCCACGATCATTGTCATCTACGTCTGCGTAATTGTGTGGGAAAGCATTTCCCAAGTAATGAATATTGTTTTTAACTTGTCTTTTGTGGAAGTGTCCAGAGAACACATATTCTTGATTTTGAAAGTCACTGCCTTTCAATTCACCTGTGTCAGGCATTTCTACCATTGCGTTCATAAAAAAATTAGGCAGTTCAAAATGACCAAACATATATTTGCATTTCATTTTGCCGACCTTACGCCATTCATCGCCTACTAACCAAGGCACCATAACAACGTCATCAACATTCATTATTTCATTTACCATTGTTATGCCAGGAATAAATCTTCCAAACTCTGTGGACTGAATACTTCTGCTGTCTTTGAAATACAAATCGTGATTTCCAGGAAAGAAATAAAATTTATCAAATGCTTTTCCTATTTTTTCTAGACATCTAATGGAAGCGTCCATGGTGGTAATGTTTACACTGTTTCTATTGTGATGCCAATCACCACAAAACATTCCTGTTTCACAACCTTCTTTTTTCGCTTGTTCAATATACCAGTCTACAAATGCTTCGCAATCGTCGTTGTGTATTTTTGAATTAGACTTCAAGCCAAAATGTATGTCAGTAAAAACCGCTAATTTCTTAAACAATATTCTTCTCCTACATTGACAGTGTAAAGTCTAAACTGCATAATGTCAAGTTTACTTTTTGGATTTGGATTTTGAAACTTTTTTCTTCTTATCTGGTTGAGCATTCATTGATTGAGTTTGTCTTGTTAAACTCGGCATCATGTCATTCATTTCTAAAATGTCATCTCTTATATTTTGATTACGTTTTTCGATATTAATGATTCTTACAAATGAATTAGTAACTGCCGCTGTGTAGTATGCAAATGGATTGTTTGATTTAGATTCATCAAATTGCAAACCAATTTGTGCAAGTTGCAAGATTGCTTGACCCTGCATTTCATCATTGTAGGTGTAACCTCTAACGTTACCTCTTGTACCATATCGTTCACACAACTTCATCCACATCTTTGCCAATTCGTTGGTTGCTCTGCCTTTTTCTTTGTTAAAGTAGCCGTTTGTCATTCCACCTTCCCAATGACTTTTTCCCACGCACACCAGATTGCCTTTTTCATCAAATTTCCAATGTTGAAACGGAGTAAAATTGACTTTGGTTTTACTATCTGCTACTGTTTTTGGATTCTTTTTCCTGCCTGGTTCATCGGGCACGTGTTCGTATGTGTAAATTCTAAACACAAGGTCCTCTTTTGGAATGGTCTTGTATTTTATTTCACATTGGCTTAAACGTATTTTTGGATTCAGTGCTTTGGCTTTTTCATATGCTTGTTGTGTAAGCCGTTTTGCCCTGATACGTTTTGCTTCTGCAATAGTCCTTAGGTTAATTCTGTCAATACTGGTCAATATAGTATCGTACTGATGGTGCTCATCAGACACAAAACTACAAAAACTGGACTTGGATTTGTGTATCTCAACCAGTAAATCTCTGTTATTTAGATAATTTATTTTTCTCAATGCCATATATTTATCTACTATAATGTACGCAGTTAATTTTGTCAATAAATAAATGTATCAAACTTATGAGCTCAGAAAATTTAAAAAAATTTATCGACAATACAAAGGGCAAAGCAACTAACCTTGCCAGCGATTTATCGTCCTCGGTTACCTCAACAGTGACTAATGCAAAGAACGTGCTGAACGATGGACTTAACTCCGTTAAAGCAAAACTGCCTTTTCTTGACAATAAGAGTGTTTTATCTCAACTAAACTTTAACATATCAAAAAACATTAAACAGGCAGATGTGGCGATTCAAAATGAAGAAAAAGATTGGCGTCTGCGTCTAAGTTTGCCAAAAATGTTCAGAGATAATGCTCAAAACGAAACTGATTTATTAGCACCGTTGAATAAAACTAACGGCTTTGTGTTTCCATTCACTCCAACAGTGTTGGTATCGCAGAGTGCAAACTATCAATCAATTCAACCTGTACACACAAACTATCCTTACTATTCATATCAAAACAGCCAAGTGGATCAGATGACAATCACAGGAGACTTTTTTGTGCAAAATGCCGCTGAAGCAAGATATTGGGTGGCATGTATTCATTACTTGAGATCAGTTACAAAAATGAATTTTGGCGTAGATCAAGAAGCAGGGCAACCACCACCAGTTGTGCGTTTGAACGGTTACGGTGATTTTGTTTTCAACAATGTGCCAGTAATCATAAACAGTTTTCAGTTTGACATGCCTAAAGATGTTGATTACATTTCAACAGCAGTTGGAGCCACTTCGGCAACATCAGACGCAATTGAATCAACGCCGACAGGTTGGGCACCGGCAACAAGTATTGTTACAGTGGCAGTGACTCCACAATACAGTAGAACAAAACAAAGTAAGTTCAGTTTGAATGACTTTATAAAAGATGGTTACATAGGCAAAGGAGGAGAATTTATCTAATGTCAAAATACAGTGCAAATTCACCTTATGCATTTACTCCTATTGTGGATGATGAATATCTAGACATTCTTGTGCCTAGAGCAATTCCTATCAGTCGACTTGATCTGCCATACACAATTGAAAGTCAATTTCATTTACGTCCGGATTTAGCCAGCAACGAAATTTATAAAACTCCTAAGTTATGGTGGGTATTTGCACAAAGAAATTTTGATGTCCTAAAAGATCCTGTGTTTGATTTCAAAGCAGGAACTGAAATAATGATTTGTGAGCCGAAAACTCTATTCTCATATTTAGGATTGTAAAATGTCACGCTACGAAAAACGTCAGAAAATTAAAGAACTTCAAGAAAAAAAAATTAAAGAATTAGGTAATGATACAACCTTCACTAAACCCTTTAAAAAACTCTCAAAAAGAAAACTTTTTCGACATGGCATCAACAAAGGCAAAGCAGACGCAATAGCAACAGCAGAGGCTGATGTTGAACTAGGATTAGAACTTGCTGTACCTGTAGGTGATTTGGTGCCCAAGATAAAAAAAAACAAAACGGTTAAACGAATACAAAATCCTCTTCATAAATTTAACACAAATAATGCAATCTTCACACTAGCCGCAATGACGCTTGATGAAGTAAATTTTCCTGACGAAACTTTGATGAAAGGTTATGCACCAAAATACATTGTGGCGAAAAGTGCAGGAGGTTCAGCACGTGAATCTAATCTAGCAAAAGAACCTTTAGCATTAGAATTTTATATTGACAATGTGCAAATAGAAGCAATTATCCATAGTAATACTAAAACAGGACACACACAAGGTACAACTATTACTTTCACTGTGCAAGAACCTTTTAGTCTTGGATTATTCCTACAGAATCTTCAATTGCAAGTTACTCGTGCTTCAAATACAGGTAATGATGCAAATAAGGCTTCTTATCTCAACCACCCAATGGTTTTAATTTGTGACTTCCAAAACGGCACAACAGATCCAGATACACCACTCACACCTGATGAAGAGAAACAATTACGCAAAATCATGCCTATTATGTTCAGTAAGGTTAATTTTTCTAGTAACAATGGAGTATCTCAATACGAAGTTGAAGCGATTGCTTTAAATGATGTTGCATTTGCAGATCAATATGCAAAACTTCCTGCCGATATTGAAATTCGAGGCGAAACTGTTTCCGAAATTTTATTTTCAGGAGAACAGAGTTTAGCAGGTATTTTAAATAATAAAGTAATTCAATCAGACAAATCAAAAAAAAATACAAAAGGAAATTTTCGACATGGCATCAACAGAGGCAAAGCAGACTCAAAAAAAACAATAAATTCTCCTAGAGATTACATTTTTATATTTCCAAACAGAGCAGGATTCACATCCAGCATAGTCAATAAAGCCGCGAAAGAAACTCCGACCACTGTGTATGCAGAAGACACTGATGGGTTTGCAGGACCTGTTCAAGTTCCATACTCACAAAGAATACAAGGAATTTTCGGCGGATTGTTTGAAGGTAACAGTGATTATGAATTTGAAACGGGATTTAAAGGTGCAAAACAAAAACTACTCAATGAAATAGGCAAATCTAAGATGGTCATTGATCATTTGCAAAACGCCGCAGACACAGGTAAGGAGTTTGCAGACGACAACAGTGATACTAACAAGTATTACGATAAAAACACTAAAACAACTCTTAAATCTACTGCAAAAATTGATACTAAAAAGAAAACAATTTCATTTAAAAAAGACACTCACATTTCTTCCATAATAGAAGAAATTATATTATTAAGCGAATACGGACAGGATCTAGCAAAAAGGAAACAATCCGCACCCGATGGAATGATACAATGGTTCAAAATTATTCCTGGTAGATATATTTTTAATGATTGGAAACTACAATCACAATTCAATACATATCCAGAAATAATAATGTTCAGAATAATTCCTTATTTGGTGCCAGACGATAAATTTATGGCTCCTGATGAGGTCAGTAGAGCAGGGGCACTAGATGACTTTATAAGGAAAGAATACAATATATTGTATAAAGGCACAAACAAAGATGTAATAGACTTTAATGTGGAATTCAACCAAGCATTTTTTACTGCACTAATGAACGATTTAGGAAACAGCAGTGGTGATACACAAGACAATGCAAATTCAAGTGTGTCAACTGAAAAGTCTAGTGTTGATCAAAATTCTTCATTTGATACTTACAAAGGCAACAATAGTAATCCTAATGTGGCATTCGGAGATCCTCAAGCGACAGGTGGAAATATAGAGACTGTTGAATTACGTGTTGCTAGACAATTCAACAAAGCAATCCTAGACAGTGCTGTTGATTTAGTAAAATTAGATTTAAACATTGTTGGAGATCCTTACTTTCTACCTCAAACGGGTTTTGGAAATTATGTGGGTCATACAGAAAATGTTGAGACTGAATTATTTGAAGATAACGATGCGGCGGCGGATTTTTTAAGGGGAATTGTGTTTACAAAAGTTAATTTTAGAACACCTCTGGATATTAGTCCAGACGGCACAATGCTATTCAACAAAGACACTGTGAGCGAAACAGATTTACAGGTGCTTGGCGAATTCAGTGGCTATTATTATCCAATCACTGTGAGAAGTTCTTTTTCCGGAAATAAATTTACTCAAGAAATAGAATTAATTAGAAACAAAACAGGCGTTATGGACCCTAATGCAAGAACAGACAATCAAGCGGCATTATCAGTTGATCCTAAAGATCCCAACGGTGCTTTTGAAATCGGCGACGATATGACTGGCCTAGGAGTAAGTGCTTAATATGCCAAATCTAAGTAGAACAGATTTACAATTAACTGTAAGAAATAATTCAGGTCCTTATGAGGCTATTGTGAGATCAGTAATGGATCCTAAATTTCAAGGAGCATTAAAAGTTGAAATTTTAAAAACCACTCAAAGTGGACAAACTCAAACAACAGGACAAACAGTTAGAGCAAAGTTTCTTAATCCTTTTTATGGCACCACACCTGTAAACGATATCAGAGACAACAAAGATTACAGATATAGTCAAAGCAGTTATGGTATGTGGTTTGTTCCACCAGATATTGGCAACCGTGTAATGGTTATATTTGTGGAAGGCAACATTGAAAAAGCATATTGGTTTGGTTGTATTCAGCAAGAAGGAATGAACATCCAGTTGCCAGAAGGAAATCCGGCAACTAATTTACACAACTCAACTGAAGCAGGAGAGATTGACAAAAAAATGCCTGTGGTGGAATACAACAAAGAATACAACAAAAATAATCCAAAAAAAGACGCAAACAATTACTTGAAACCTGTTCATAATACATTTAAAAATATTTTAATGAATCAAGGTTTAATCGAAGATGAAACTAGAGGCCTTTCATCTTCATCTGCTAGAAGAGAAGTTCCTTCCAGTGTATTTGGAATTTTGACTCCAGGACCAGTAGACAAAGACTTTGACGAAACTTTCAAGCCATCAAAAAATTTACATTTCCAAAGAAAAGGTGGTTCGTCATTCATAATGGATGACGGTGACCAAACACTTATTAGAAAAGGCAGTGCTTCAAGCACATCGTATGAATATGTAGATGTTGCTAAAAAAGAAACAGGCGGACAACCAGGTATTCCTTTCAACGAATTACTACGTTTGCGTACAAGAACAGGACATCAAATTTTAATGCACAATTCAGAAGATTTAATCTATATAGGTAATGCAAAAGGAACTACTTGGATAGAAATGACAGCAAATGGCAAACTTGATATTTTTGCAGACGATAGTGTTAGCATTCACAGTAAAGGAGATTTTAATTTCAAAACAGATAGAGATTTCAATTTAGAAGCAAATAGAAACATAAATTTAAAAGCAAGTACCCTTAACACAGAAGTTGCAACAGAAAATTTGAAAGTTACTGGTTCACAAACAAATCAAATAGGTGCAACTCAAAATACAACTGTAGGTGCGGCATCTAATCTATATGCAGGAGCCAATGTGAACATAGATGTTGGTGGATTTGTCAATATTGCAAATGGTGTGTTTAGTGGCTTGCCGGTTACAGACTTATCTGTGTTTACCAATCCAGGTGAAAGCACAGATTCTATAATGAAACGTATACCTCAACACGAACCTTGGGGACATCATGAAAATTTAAATCCAACAAATGTTTCTAAAACCAACACAGACAGAGCATCTGATTTCATATTTGAAGAAACAGGAACAACCAGCATACCACCTTCAACTGCTACAACCACTAGAGATCCTTTTTATATGAGTGTGTATGTAGATCCAGAAGGAAGAGTAGTGGGTGATTTTTAAAGGTTAAATATTGTTATGGCATCAGAAGAAAAAAAATTATACAAAGAAATAACTGTTCAATCTAATCAAAAACCTCGAGTGAATCCTACTCAAAGGGCCTATCGTGGGTTGAGTACAGTGAATCCAGACAATACAAGTTTCAAACTGTTTGATATTGCTTTGATTAAACAGGATATTATCAACTTATTCCATATACGCAAGGGAGAAAAGTTGGAAGATCCAAATTTTGGCACAATTATATGGGATATGGTGTATGAACCATTGACCAACGATAATAGAGATTTTATAAGCGAAAACGTTACTGATATTATAAACTATGATCCTAGAGTTCAAGTAGACGGGGTCACAGTCAGTCAATACGAAAGTGGTATACAAATTGAATGTCAATTGACATATTTGACGTATAATGTGTCAGAAAATATGAGATTGCGTTTTGATGAAGATGCTGGATTACTAGATTAAATAGGTACTTAATAGGAGCCAATAAATACAAATAAAAAAATTATGTCCACAACACAAAGACAAAATAGATTACTACTTGCAGAGGATTGGAAACGCATATACCAAAGTTTCCGGAACGCTGAATTCCAAAGTTATGACTTTGATAACTTAAGAAGAGTCATGATTGCCTACCTACGTGAAAACTATCCTGAAGATTTCAATGACTACATTGAAAGTTCAGAGTATCTAGCATTGATTGATTTAATAGCATTCCTTGGGCAAAATTTATCTTACAGAATAGATTTGAATGCAAGAGAAAATTTCCTAGAACTTGCAGATAGAAGAGAATCAGTTTTAAGACTTGCACGTTTGTTAAGTTACAATGCAACAAGAAATCAATGTGCTAATGGCTTGTTGAAAGTTGTTGCAGTATCTACAACTGAAAACGTTATTGACAGTAATAATCTAGATTTAGGAAATGCAGAAATCAGTTGGGCAGATACATCTAATGCAGATTGGTATGAGCAATTCATAAAAGTAATGAATGCGGCATTTGGCCCTAACACAAAGTTTGGCAAACCGGTTGCTTCAGACACAGTGAATGGTATTTTGACAAGACAATACAATGTTCAATCTTCTGCAACAGACATTCCAATTTTTGCATTTAGCAAAAGTGTAAATGGAAGAAATTTTGATTTTGAAATCACAAGTGCAGAAGTGCTTGATGCTTCTATAAATGAACATGCACCATTACCAGGAAGAAAATTTGGATTAATTCACAGAGATGACGGACAAGGAGCGTCCAGTGCCAACACAGGATTTTTTGTACATTTTAGACAAGGGTTTTTAGATCAAGGCGAATTCAATATCAGTTTGCCAACGCCTAACCAGTCTGTGAACCTTGATGCTAGAAATGTAAACAACACAGATGTTTGGCTATATCAATTAGACGAAACAGGTGAAGAATTAAACCAATGGACAAAATTAGATTCCATGGTAGGCAATAACATAATTTACAATTCATTGAATAAAAATAACAGAACAACTTACAGTGTTACAACCAAAACAGATGATAGAATAAGTTTACAATTTTCCGATGGCGTATTTGGTGATTTGCCACAAGGCTCATATAGAGTTTACTACAGAACTTCAGCCAATTTAGCATTTTCAATACCACCAACTGAAATGCAAAATATTCAAATAGATATTCCATACGTATCTGCAACAGGCAAATCAGAAACATTAAGTTTTGTTTGCAGTTTGCAATACACAGTTGATAACAGCACAACAACTGAAACTAACGCAAACATCAAAGTAAATGCTCCTACTTCTTTCTACACACAAAATAGAATGATTACAGGAGAAGATTACAATGTTGCACCATTAGGAAAAAATAGAGAAATTGTAAAAGTAAAAAGCGTCAACAGAGTAAGTGCAGGCATATCCAAATATTTTGATTTTGTAGATGCAACAGGCACAAGCAGTGACGTCAATGTGTACGGCAATGATGGTATTGTGTACAGAGAATTAATTAATGATCTTAACACATTTAATTTTGGAACACGAACAGATATTGAAGGTGTGATCATCAATAAGATAGAGCCAGTATTAAGTGAAAACAGATTGTTCAATTACTTTATTAATAATTTTCCAGACTTATTACTAGATGATTTGAATGCAAGTTTTGTACAGTCTACAAAAGGAAACAATTTAAGCACAGGTCTTTTGCAAGATCCAGACGGTTTGCAATATTCCGCTGGACCAACAACAGCAAGTCAATTGAAATACATTGAAACAGGAGCATTGTGTAAATTTGAAGCACCTAGTGGCTTTCATTTTATGGCTGACGGAACATTGATGTCAGGCACAGCAGATCATCCAGGTAGCAGTGACTACATTTGGACTAGTGTTGTCAGTGTGATTGGTGATGGTAAAACTGTGCAAACAGATGGTTCTGGACCTATTGCATTCAGCGATGTTGTACCAACAGGAGCAATATTAAAAAAAATTAAATCAAAATTTACAAAATTTTTAAGTGCAGGTTTAAAAAATGATATCATAGAACAAATATTTGCTTACAACACATTTGGTTTAAGATTTGACCAAGACAGCAGAACATGGAAACTTATTAAAGAAACAAACTTAAACATCTATGGCGACTTCAACATTGGTAAGAGCGGTGATGACAGTAATCAAAGATTGGACTCTAGTTGGTTATTGTTGTTTACAAACAATGGTGAAACGTACACAATGGAAAACAGAGGTATGAGGTATGTGTTCGAATCAGACAAAGAAATTAGATTTTTCTATGATTCAAGCAATCAAAACTACAATCCTACAACTGGTAAAACACAAAAAGACAGTGTTACAGTTCTAAGCATTAATACCAAACCTAACACAAACATTCCAATGACGACTGATGTTTCATTTTCAGGAGTTAAAGAATTTAGAGAGACAAGTGGTTATGTCAACAGTAAAAAATTAGAAGTATCTCTTTTTGACAGTGATCAAGATGGTTTTATAGATAATCCTGAAAGTTTTGAACTTGTTGTTGACACAACAAAATTTGTTTTTCAAAAAATTAACGAATTTAATGATGGCAGTAATGAAGTTAATTACGTAGATGCTTCAAATGAAAAAATTGTTACAGTACAAAGCACAAACAGTATAGCACCTTACAGCACTTATGAAGATGGTACAATATTATACATTGTGGACACAGATTCTTTTAAAAGCATTGACAAAGTTAATAATGTATTGGTTAATAATACATCTTATGTTGCTAAAACAGGAAGAGGTGGATTAAAATTCCATTATGTGCATTCTGCAGACAGCAATTCAAGAATAGATCCAAGTACAAGCAACATAATAGATTTATATTTGTTATCAAGAACTTATGACAGATCATTTAGATTATGGTTGTCTGGTGCTAGTGCAACACAACCTAAAACTCCAAGTGCAGACAGTCTGTACAAAAATTATGGCGGAGAATTAGATAAAATTAAAAGTATTTCAGATGAATTAGTTTACCATCCTGTATCTTACAAAGTATTGTTTGGTTCAAAAGCAGATACTTCATTACAGGCAACTTTTAAAATTGTAAAAAATACAGAACAAGTTGTCAATGATAGCGAATTGAAAGTTCAAGTGATACAGGCTATTAACCAATTCTTTGCATTAGAAAATTGGGAATTTGGTGACACTTTTTATTTTTCAGAACTGAGTACATACGTAATGAACATTTTAGCGCCTGATCTTGCAACTTTTGTAATTGTTCCTAATACTGCAAGCCAAGGCTTTGGAAGTTTGTTTGAAATCAAATCAGAAAGCAATGAAATTTTTATAAGTGGAGCAACTGTAGATAACGTTGCAGTAATAGATGCCATTACTGCAAGTAAATTAAGAGCCTCGGGCGAAGTTGTAACTACTTTTGGTACTGATCAAACCATAGTAACAAGTTCAAACACAACAACATCAAGTTCTTCAAGTTCTTCAAGTTCTTCAAGCAGTAGCGGAGGTTCTGGATCTTCTGGAGGCTCAGGTTACTAAAAATGGCATACGATAAAGGTCAAAAAGAAAACACGCCTATTAATTCTTCAAAAAAAAAGTCTTCCGACTTTTTACCGAAGTATTTTAGAACTCCTGTAAACGAAAAGTTTTTACACAGTACAGTTGATCAATTAATTTCTGAAGGTCAGACAGAAAAAGTAAGTGCGTACTATGGCAGAAAAAACGCAAAAGCATTCAATGCCAACGATCCATACATTAGTGAAGTTTCAGACGATAGAGCAAATTACAAATTAGAACCAGCAATTACTGCCTTTGATAGTTTAGATAACAATGTGTTTCATAAAGATTACATTGACTATATTAATAGTGTAAAAGCACTTGGTGGAAATACAGATGACCACAATAAACTTAATGCACAAGAATACTATGCTTGGAATCCAAATATTGATTGGGACAAGTTTTATAATTTTAGAGAATACTATTGGTTACCTTATGGTCCATTAACTGTGAGTGTTACAGGGCAACAAAGAAATGTTGTATCAACATATTCTGTAACATTAGATTCTAGTGAAATTAATTATGCATATGTTTTTAGTCCAGATGGCTTAACAAAAAATCCGTCATTAAAATTATACAGAGGACAAACTTATAAATTTAATATTGATTGTGAAGGAATGCCTTTCACAATAAGAACATCTGTGCTAGAAGGCGATCAATATCTTTTCGATCTTGGCGTTGACCAACAAAAAATTGAGCAAGGTACAATTACATTTGAAGTTCCAGACACTGCTCCGGACACTTTGTTTTATCAATCCACTAATGACATCAATACATACGGTGAATTCCGAATATATGATATTGAAGAAAACAGTGCCATTGATGTTGACAATGAAGTTGTAGGCAAAAAAGAATACACTTTATCTAACGGATACAGTTTATCAAATGGAATGAAAATTAATTTTAGAGGTGAAGTTACTCCAGCAAGTTATAAAGACAACGAATATTATGTTGATGGAGTTGGCTCTGCAATAAGACTTATAAAAGCAACTGAAGTTGAAATCACTGCAGACTACACAACAGAATATGCTGTGCCATTTGACTCAGTAAATTTTGACCGTGTTGGGTTTGGCACATCAACAAGTTTTGCAACCACTAAAGATTATGTCGTAATTTCTAAAGCGTCTCCAGACAGAAATCCATGGAGTAGATACAACAGGTGGGTACACAGAGACGTTGTGGAAAAGTCAGCAAAAATAAATGCAATAGAAACAACAGTAGATCAAAACACAAGAGCAAGAAGACCAATTATTGAATTTGGTTCGGGACTCAAGTTGTACAAATTTGGAACTAAAGCCAAGCAAAGTGTTAATCTGATTGATAGTACAACCACAGATATATTCAGTATTATTGAAGGATCTGTAGGTCATTATGTGGATGGTATTCAATTGATTGATGGCATGAGAGTTTTATTCACCGCCGATACAAGCATAGATGCCAACAACAGAATATACAAAGTAAAATTTATAGATTTTTATGATGGAACAACCACTACTAGACAGATAAGTTTAGTGAAAGAAACAGATGGTGATCCAGCAATAGATGATGTGCTGTTTGTCACACAAGGAACAAACAACGCAGGTAAAAGTTTTTACTACAACGGTACTGCATGGCTAGAAGGGCAAAAGAAAACTTCTGTTAACCAATCACCATTGTTTGAATTATTTGACAATGACGGAGTAAGTTTCAGCGACAACACTGTTTATCCATCTATAAACTTTGTAGGAAATAAAATATTTTCTTACAAACAAGGTGAAGGAGCCAGTGATAGTGAACTAGGGTTTCCTTTAAGTTATCAAAATGTTGAAAATGTTGGCGATATAATTTTTAACTTTGATCTTTTAAGTGAAACTTATTCATACCAAAAAGAAGCCACAGACACAATAACAAGTGCAAAAGGTTTTTTAAGAAAATATTCAGACCAAACCAACTTTACAGTGGTAAATGGTTATGTTAAAGGAAAAACTGAATCCACGCAAAAAGTAATTAGACAATATGTTGTAGAAGCATCACAAACCAATGACTTTGCAATAGATGTTTACAATAACAGTGCAAGTTTAACAGATTTGTCTGT